AAGGCAAGAGCCGACCTTACCGTTCTGCTCGCCGACCTGCGTAGAAGCGCTGACGAAACAGCGGGAAGCCTGGCAGCAGCGCTTGACCGAAGCCGAATAGCGGGCTTCGCGTGTGAGGCGGCTTACTCGGCCGCACAGAAGAGCAAATAGTCCGCGACACGTTTCGCGAATCAGCAAATTGTGTCGCGACATTGGAGAAGGGCATGACCAACGTAACTCGCCTGCACCACGCATTGCCGCTGAGTCCCGCCATCAGCCAGGCGATCACTGAACTGGATAGCGCCATTGCCAAAGCGATTGACGCTGCCAAGGCTGCCGGTCTCCCTCAGGGCTTGGTCGTATCACTCTTGCACGGGAACGCCCAGGTGCAGACCAACATGATGGTGAGCTGAATGACGACCATTGCCTACAAAGAAGGCGTGATCGCCTATGACTCGCGTGAAACCCTGGGCACAACTATCGTCGATGACGACTGCGACAAGTGTCAGGCCTCAGGCGGGGTTCAGTTCTTCTGTACAGGCTCGACACCCGACTACGACGCGCTGATAGCTGCCTACTTCGGTGAAAAGTCATCCGTGGTGATAGAGGCTGGCGGTATAGCTCTGGACAATGGGGTGTTGTGGTTGCTCGGGTACAGCGAAACTACTGGCTTCTGGAAGGATCGTCTCAGGCTGGATAACCCTTTCGCCGTCGGCAGCGGCTCAAGCCATGCCCTCACGGCAATGGACATGGGCGCCACTGCCTTCCAGGCTGTCGAGATGGCAATGAAGCGAGATAGCTGCACCGGCGGCAAGATCAGAACGCTTACTGTGGACGCTCGCCCTACAGCCAGGTAACGCTGACGTTAGTGAATCGCATAAGTTCGAGCGATTCCTTGAGGCTCTTAGTCCCGAGGATTTGGCCGCCTAGGCCAAGCCCCAGCACTTCCAGTAGCAACTCATGAGCATCGATCCGCTCTGGCGCTTCGCCGGTTTTGGTCTGTGGTGCGTTCATGCGCTCATAGGTCAGTTTGTACTTATGCATTGTTCATCTCTGCAAGATCAAATTGGTGGTGTGCCGCAGGTGAGTGCGGCACGGGTGAATCACTTCACTTTCAGTGCTTCTTGGATCTGGTCGGCATAGGTGGAAAGATTGTGGATTTCGCGAGCCAGGCTGGTGTTGTCGCTGTCTGGCTTTTTCGAGATAACCTCGAGGGCGGCCGCAACAACGTGGGCTCGTTTCTGCTCGGCAGTGTAGTCAGCATCTGCCGCGTACTTCATTGCAGTGAGGATTGTTTCAGACATTCTGCTTTCCTTGCTGTGAATTGATCCTTACCAATACCGGCATCCAGCCACCTTTTCAAGTGTCAGGTGATTCGTGAACAGACCGATGCCGCCTGCCTCGATCGTGGAACTGTCTGAGTTATCAGACTTCGGTATCCGCTTGGCTCCTGCTCCAGAGGTGTGGGAGTGGCTACAATCCGAGCTCCTTTCTGACACCGGCAGCATTCACAACGAAGATCATGCCCATCTACTGGATGCAGACATCCGGGTCATGTGGGCGTCGTCGAGCTTCGAGAAGCAAGGTCGCACAGTCCTGGGTCATGCCGAACAGGTAGCGTTCCGCGCAGGTGGTTGGCAGAAGGCTCGAATGGAACAGCAGATGCGTGATTGGTTCGGCGATGTGCCGGCCTTCATCATCACGTTGGCAGCCGACTACTGCGCTCAGTGCAGTGATCTTGAGTTCTGCGCTCTCATTGAGCACGAGCTATATCACCTGGCTCATGCGACCGATAAGTACGGTCAACCAGCATTCACCCAAGACGGCGCGCCGAAGATCAAACTCCAAGGCCATGACGTTGAAGAGTTCGTCGGTGTGGTCCGCCGGTACGGTGCGAGCCCTGACGTTCAAGCGCTGGTGGATGCTGCAAACAGTCCTGCCAAGGTGGGTAAATTGAACATTGCAAGGGCCTGCGGAACCTGTCTGCTTAAGTTGGCCTGATGTAAGACAGGCGTGAGACGGAATCTAACCTATGGCAGCCCTGAAAAATGAGGTGAAGAGCTTCATCGTTCAGGCTTTGGCGTGTTTCGACACTCCCAGTCATGTCTCACAAGCGGTGAAGCAAGAATTTGATGTTGATGTAACCAGGCAGCAGGTTGAGCAGCACGATCCCACCAAGCGTGCCGGAGCGCACCTGGCAGTCAAGTGGCAGACCCTATTTCACGACACCCGCAAGCGATTCCGCGAGGAGACGGCGGAGATCCCGATCGCCAACCGTGCCTTCCGTCTCCGTGCCATGAACCGCTTCGTGGAGAAGGCAGAGACGATGAAGAACATCGGCTTGGCCATGCAGATCCTCGAGCAGGCCGCGAAAGAAACCGGCGACATCTACGTCAATCGGCACCGTAAAGATGAGCCGGACGATGAGCCTGCGATTCCCACCCGCATTCAAGTAGACGTGGTGGATGCGAGGAAGCCGAATGCCGAGCCTTAACGTTCCGCAGGCTCACTTCCTCACGCTGCCACACAAATTCCGCGCATTCGTTGCAGGGTTCGGCTCAGGCAAGACTTGGGTGGGATGCTCGGCGCTGTGCAAGCACTTCATGGAGTGGCCCGGTGTCAACGCTGGCTACTTCGCACCGACTTACCCGCAGATCCGGGACATCTTCTATCCGACAGTTGAGGAGGTGGCCTTTGAATGGGGGCTGAAGACCAAGATCAACCAGGCGAACCATGAGGTTCACATCTACAGCGGCCGGCAGTATCGCGGCACGGTGATTTGCCGGTCGATGGAGAAACCGCAGACGATTGTTGGTTTCAAGATTGGCCACGCCCTGGTGGATGAGCTGGACGTGCTGACGTCGATCAAGGCGCAGCAAGCCTGGCGCAAGATCATCGCCCGGATGCGTTACAACTTGCCCGGACTGAAGAACGGTGTTGACGTAACCACGACGCCGGAAGGCTTCAAGTTCGTCTTCTTGCAGTTCGTGAAACAGCTCCGCGATAAGCCGAAGCTGAATGAGATGTACGGCCTGGTGCAGGCCAGCACGTTCGACAACGAACTGAACCTGCCAAGCGACTACATCGAATCTCTGATGGAATCGTATCCGCCGCAGCTGATCCTTGCGTACCTCAACGGCCAGTTCGTCAACCTGACCTCGGGTTCGATCTACCACACGTATGACCGCAAGCTGAATCAGTGTTTCGACACTGTGCAGGCTGGCGAGCCGCTGTTCATCGGCATGGACTTCAACGTCGGCAAGATGGCGGCGATCACTCACGTCAAGCGGGACGGCGGGATGCCGCGTGCCGTGGATGAGCTGATGGATGGCTACGACACGCCGGACATGATCCGTCGCATCAAGGAACGCTACTGGGAGCACACCGGCAACGACTACAAGAAGACCTGCGAGATTCGGATCTACCCGGACGCCTCCGGTGATTCGCGCAAGTCAGTCAACGCCAGCGTTACCGATATCGCCATGCTGAAGCAGGCCGGTTTCACGGTTATCGCACCGGCGGCCAACCCGCCAGTCAAGGATCGGATCAACGCCATGAACGCCATGTTCTGCAACGCCCAGGGCGAGCGGCGTTATCTGGTGAATCCGTTCACATGCCCGACCTACGCCGATGGCCTTGAACAGCAGATCTGGGCGCCCAACGGCGAGCCGGATAAGAGCCAAGGCAATGACCACGCCAACGACGGCGGCGGTTACTTCATTCACCGCGAGTACCCGATTATCAAGCCGGTCACCGCAATCAAAATGGGATTCGCCCGATGAGCAACGACGTCTCCTTCAAGCGGGCGGACTACATCGAAGCGCTGGAGCGCTGGGCTACCGTGCGCGACGTCTGCGCCGGCCAGCACCGGGTTGTTTCTCGGCTGCCGTACATCAATGCACACGACAAGTCGCCTGAAAACATCGACCGGAACAAGTCCTACCGCGAGCGGGCGGTGTTCAAAAATGCCACCGGCCACACACGCAATGGGCTGCTCGGCCTGGCCTTCCACAAAGACCCGACGCTCACAGCACCGAAGAAGTTGGAGTATTTGCAGGACAACGCCAACGGCTCCGGGGTGAGCATCTACCAGCACTCGCAAGGTACGCTGGAGAAGGTGCTTGAGGCGGGCCGTCACGGCCTGTACGTCGATTACCATCAGGATGATGGTGCAGGTGGTCACTCGGTGATCCTGTCGTACTGCGCCGAGGACATCATCAACTGGCGCACGGGCATGGTGAACGGACACAACGTGCTGACCCTGGTGGTGCTGCGGGAGATGCTGGAGATCAAAGACGGCTTCGGGTTCAAAGCTGTCGAGCAGTACCGCGAACTTGCGCTTGAGCCTGAAGGTTTCGTCTGCCGGGTCTGGCGCCGGTCCGGTCCGAGAGGTGGCGGCCCGCTTGAGGTTGCTGACGCATTCACGCCGGAAGGCATTACGGGGCGCCTCAAGGAAATCCCGTTCACCTTCATCGGCGCACAGAACAACGATCCGACCATCGACGAATCGCCGCTGTACGACATCGCCATGATCAACCTGGGTCATTACCGCAACAGCGCCGACTACGAAGACAGCGTTTTCTGGTGTGGCCAGGCTCAACCGTGGATGACCGGCCTGGATGAGCAGTGGCGCGACTGGATGGAGAAGAACGGCGTTTACGTCGGCTCCAGGGCACCGATGATGTTGCCTGTCGGCGGCGCATTCGGCTTCGCACAACCATTGCCAAACACCCTGGTCAGGGAGGCGATGAACGACAAAAACCAGATGATGATTGAGCTAGGCGCTCGCATGGTCGTCGCGTCACTTGCAGCCAAAACGGCTACAGAGTCCCGCGGAGATCAGTCAGCTTCGACATCGGTGCTGGCCGGCTGCGTGGCCAACGTCAGCGAGGCCTACACCCGGGCGATCATGTGGTGCGGCCTTTACATGGGCGTCACCGACAAGGTTGCGTACCAGGTGAATCAGGAGTTCGTCGAGCTGACGGCTGATCCACAGATGATCACGGCCTTGGTTGGCTTGTGGCAAAACGGCGGATTTGCGAAGGCAGACCTGCGGGATTACCTGCGCAAACTGGGCTTGATTGCCCCGGAGCGCACTGATCAGCAGATCGATGGCGAGCTTCAGGAGCAGAGCGACGGCCTGGGCCTGGATGATGAGGTAACACCAAATGGCGGCAAACCAAGCAATCCTTGACGCCACGATCCGGCATGCGGTTTTCCTCGAAAAGCTGAAGGCGGGGGAGGTCGGCAAGTTCGCTCCCTTCTTGAAAGAGATCGACCGCTCGATCCGCGACCGACTCACCCAGTCGGACCTGACCGAGTACAACGTCAAGCGCCTGGAAGCGCTGCTGAAGGAAGTCGACAGCCTGTTACTGGGCATCTTCGACCGCTACAGCATGCAACTGAACCTCGACCTGATCGACATTGCCAACTACGAAGCTGAGTTTGAGGCGACGAGTTTGGCCAGGTCGGCACCGGTTGGCGTATCGCTCGACGTTGCGGCGTCGACGGCGGCGGCCATCAGGGCGGCGGTGCTGACGAATCCACTCAGCGTGCGCGGCACCGGCGGCGGGAAGCTGCTGAAGTCGTTCATTAAGGGCTGGACCATTGCTGAGCGGGAGCGCGTTACTGGCACGATTCGGCAGGGCTTCTTCGAAGGGCAGACAAACTTTCAGGTCATCCGCAACATTCGTGGCACCAAGGCGGCGGGGTACAAAGACGGCGTCCTTGCAACGACCAATCGCAACGCCAGCACAGTGGTACACACCGCGATTCAGCATGTGTCGTCCCAGGCGCGTATGGAAGTGGCCAAGGCCAATACGGATATCGTTTCCGAAATTGAGATGGTCGCCACGCTCGACAGCAAGACCAGCCAGCAATGTCGCTCGATGGATAAACGACGGTTCCCGGTCGACTCCGGCCCCCGGCCACCGTTTCACCCGAACTGCCGCACCACGTTCATTCTGCTGACCAAACTCAGCGAGATGTTTGCCAAGGGCGCTACGCGGGCTTCGGTCGGTGCCGATGGCGCAGGCCAGGTCAGCGCGAGCCTCGACTATTACCACTGGCTTCAGCAGCAGCCGGCTTCGTTCCAGGACGTGGCCGTAGGCCCGGTGAGGGCAAAGCTGTTCCGTGAGGGCGGGTTAAGTGTCCAGCGCTTCGCCGAGCTGCAGCTTGATCGTAACTTCTCACCATTGACCCTGGTACAGATGAAAGGACTTGAACCGCTGGCCTTTGAGCGCGCTGGATTGGTATAACGCCATCACTCAAATGGAGGCGGCATGAATTACTTTTTAGCACTAGGGTTGCTCATCGCTTGCGTAATTAGTGGTCTATTTGGTTTAACAGCCGGGATAAACCTCAATCCGACGTCGACCGTTAAATTCGTGCCGAATTGGGGGAGTGTTGGCGACTGGGTATCGGGTATCGGTGCGTTGTTGGCGGTTGTAGTTGCGGTTCGGTTGGCTGACATGCAGCGAAAAGACAATGCCGAAAAGATGAAATTAAAATGCCAAATTAAGCCAGCCGATAATGCAAGTATGCTTTTCGGGGGCAAGGAGCTAGTGGTCGAGCTGATTTCTACTGGAAACAGGCCTGTGCGGGTAAGCGGGGCGATAATAGGCGCAAAAGGAAAAGAGACGGGCTGGAAAGCTTACATGGCCGGGCCAACTGGGCAGGGATTCCCCTTCAATCTTAACTACGGCGAAGGAACGGAAATAAGGTTGTCTTTTCGAGATGTTACCGATGTTCTTAACCACTTCAATTCTGAGTATCAGGGAGATCTGACAAAGGCGCAGGTGACGGTCTTCTCCACACTGGGACATTGGGAACTAGATGTTTCGGCGGAATTATCAGAGCTGAAAAAGCTTCGGGAAAAAGGAAATTTCACCTGATATTGCGCTTCCCCTAAATCAAATAACTTACAACTAACCTCGGCAATTTCCGGGGTTTTTTTATGCCTGCAAAGCGGGCTGACCAAACCCAAGGGGTGCATCAACGTGGCAGAAGAAAACGAAATCGACCTGGAAAACCCGGCAATCAAGGCCGCTATAACGACTGCCGTTGAAGCATCCGTTTCGGGTTTGAAAACCAAGAACACGGAGCTGCTTGGCAAGCTGAAAGACACCACCGGCAAGCTGACCCAGTTCGAAACCCAGTTTGAAGGCATCGACATCGACGCCGTCAAAGGACTGCTGAGTCGGGCCGGCCAGGACGAAGAAACCAAGCTGCTGACAGAGGGCAAGGTGGACGAAGTCTTCAACCGCCGGACCGAACGCCTGCGCGCTGATACCGACAAGCAACTGAAGGCCATCACCGCACGTGCCGAGAAGGCTGAAACCTTCGCCGCCAAGTTCCAGGGCAAAGTCCTAGGTGACTCGGTGCGCGGCGCAGCACTGAAAGCCGGCGCTCTGCCGGAAGCAACTGACGACATCATCCTGCGCGCCAAGGGCGTGTTCTCACTAAATGAAGAGGGTGAAGCGGTCGCCGTTGATGAGTCTGGCCAGACCATCCTCGGCAAAGACGGCAAAACTCCACTGACTCCACTCGAATGGGCGGAATCACTGCGCGAAAGCGCACCTCACCTGTGGCCAAGGGCTTCAGGGACACAAGCCCCGGGCGGGGGTGGCGGCCAGGCTGCATTCAAACGCTCCGAAATGACCTCCG